CCAAGTCTGGTACAACAGGCGTAGCCCGATGGATGAAAGAAAAGTGGAAGACCCAAGACGGTCAGGCTTGTGGCTCTGATAAGTTTAAAGGCGTTAAGAAGTGTCGACCCACCGTTAAGGTTAGCTCTAAGACCCCAGTAACGTGGCAAGAACTGCGTAAGCGTGGTGAGGGTAAGAAGGCAGTACGTGAAAAGAGACGTGTTGGAATGGGTAATCGTGCTAAAGCTATAAAAAGAAGTTAGCGGAGCACGTACATAGGGGAGGCGGATCCTCTTTCGTTGCGCCAAATGGCATAATCTGTCGCATCCGACATGTGTCCCCTGTCTCCATTGTCTATTTTTAGCCCTTTATCATCAACTATGGAGTACATATAGTCCTTTATGACGTGCTCGCAGCGAGTATTGACCAATAAACGTCTTTCTCCATTGGTTCCAGCGTAAATTACGTTGTTTACCTTGTCCACTCGCACCTTTCTCTTCGGATTTTGGATGTCTAGCTCGTTTTTATATAAAATATCGTTCTCTTCAAGCACTTCTCGCACGTAATCCCAGTCATTTTTGCCTACACGACCATAATTACCACTTTTTTGGTTAGAGGTGTTGTCTCCAGCCAATAAAACCTTCGAAATACCCCATTTATTCAGTAATTCTACTGCTTTTAGGGCTTGTTCAGTAGTTAGAGCTTCTTTGGAGAAGATTTCATCGAAAATAACATACTGCTTAAGCCCATTACGAGCTCTTTTAACTTGGAGAAGAGCCCAACAATGAGGAGACCTGTTGAAATCAGCACAAAGCCAGACAGGATGCCCACTATCGTAATCAAGAGCCGTAAGATTCCCATCAGGGTAGTGATTGTATCCATCAAAGTGTTTGTAAGCCTTTCTCGTGGGATCATCTGTTTCCTCGCTCATTTCGTACCCAAGTTTATACGACAGAAAATCCATCGCTTCTTCTTGGAGCAACCGTTGTTTACTGTGATTGGTTTCCCATAGAGGTATGTCCCAGACCTTATCTGGTTCTCTCATAATTTATTAAAGATTGTTTTCATAACAGACTTACTCTCTATAAAAAAAATGGGCACACCAACTTCTGCACCCTCTTCTACTAAGGATAATGCTCCAGAATGGTACTCGTGTAAAGTTTTAAGGTCGTAAGTTAGTATGTTCCATTCATTTTTGCTACACTTTTTTATAATGTCATGAATCTTAGTCGAAGCCTGTCCCGAAGCTAGTATTTCCCAATGTTGACCAACTACTTTTCCATTCACCATTTCTAAGAACGTGCTCATATTCTTTTTAATTAAATCTACGTACTCCTGATCGACATCAATCCCAAATCGGGCATACATAATCACTTTAGGTTGTTCCATTCTTCTACTTTATATCCTGTTTTATCTTCTTTTACCGAAATTTGCAATACGTTAAATATTCCAGATTTCATTAACCGACTATTAGCGTCATTCGGATGATATGGTGTGCACACACTCAAAACAATACCTTTATCATGAACACGCTTAATCCATGTGTTCGATACTTTGTTCCAAACGGTTTCCCTACGAGCCGTAGATATTCTGTCCTCATCATTGCACACGTCATCAAGAATGAGTACACCAGCACGTTGACCTGTCGTTTGCGTGAGGACGGCATACGCCTCATAAGTGGGATTACCAGTACGGTTACGACTTTTTACAATGATGCGCTGCGTAGAGCCTGTGTCTGTTCTATCGAACTCAACAGGGTTAAAGTTGTGTTCAGAACACCAGTAACGGTACATATCACTTTGGAATAAGGCTCTTAGGGACAGTATCCTCTTCGTTGAGATACCACCATCTGCCGATACTATCAGGGTCTCTAGCTCGTGCTTTCGAGTGGTCATGTACGCGCTCAAGCCAATGGGAACTTGTTGGGACTTTCCTGTGTTGTAGGGCGCTCTAATTAACCCATTAAGACGAGCGTTCTTGGATAGCGCCTGTTGCTCCCAGTCATAGATACCCTTCTGCATCGTGTGATGAATCTGAGCTTGTTGGACTTTAAATCCATCTTGATCCGCTAAACAGTTTTCGATAAAAGAATTGCGTAGGTCTAGCGAGTCAGGGGGTGGCTCGTGTCCAACGACATTAACTAATAAATCAGACCAATTATTCTTTTTCGGTTTTTGGCTCATACGCTCGTTTGCACAGTGTGCACTGCACCTTACAACGCTTACCAGTGGCTACTTGACTAACGCACTTAAAGTTATTTGAGTTTGAGTCTTTCATTCTCCTTCTCAAGAAATTCAACTTTAATCCGCAGGGCAGATACTTCCTCTGTTAGCTTTAATATTTGATTTCGCAACTCATCCTTTTCATCGGATGATTCCTCCAATAAGTTCTCAAGGTTACGAACCCTATTCTTCAGATCGTCCCTGTACTGAATAGTGTCGCTATTATTGGTTTCATTCTCTCTCTGCTCAGCCCTAATTTTAAGCCTAGCTTCAAAGAACTTCCAGACTCCAGCGGAGCCTAGTACGGTTGCGAGCGTAATAACAATTTGCGTGATGTTATCCATTTTTGTTTTTATATATTTTTTCTCTCGATAATCTGGACATACTACCGAAAGCTGCGATTATAAATAGAAGCCACCCATAGTGTGTTGGACTAGGGAAGCCTATGGTGATTAGATACATAACAGCTGACGCTAGGTACACACCCAAACAAATCATAGAGGCTCGCACTCTACAATTTATTTCGTCAGAAGCCACGCAAATTATTTGATGAACACCTGACACAGCAGGTATCAAAGAAAGAAACAGCCCTGTTCCCACCTCCATACTCAACGCAAAAGGAACCAGAAAGATATTAGCCAGAGCAAGGATAATCTCCGTTGGTTGATTGTCAGAGTACATCCATACCTGACGCAGGCGTAATAACTTCATCTTCATCAGGAACACATTGAGTTGTAGATTGTCGATGGGTCTGTCGTTAAGGAGTTACAAGATGCGCACAAGATAAAACACATTGTAAGCTCGGTCAATACTACTTTTAACATTGATACCTATTTTGTGTTATATATTTTTTCTTTTATACTCATCAAGTCATCCTTAGTAATATACATAAATACATCATTTCTACCCTTCCTGCCTAGACATTTATACAATACAGAGGTGTATCCGTATTTTTTATGCACGGAATTCTCTCTCCAAACAGGTCTTTTAGAGTCATGAGTCTCTATAGCCTTTTGCCTAGCAAACTTATACAGAGTCATATTATCAACAACAACAAAACAATCATGAAATTGAAACGCTACTTTATCAGCCCCATCTTTCGAGCACCATCCAGATCTCCCCTGAACGTTTTTTAATTCCACAAGAACATATCCTTTTTTATGACAACCCTTCTCCCCTTTTACATCGTATGTTTTTTCATCTAAACGGCAGTCTATGTGATTAAAGTCATCTTGTCTGGAACCTTTAACGGCGCCTGTGATAGTACAAAATAAATCCTCAGATATCTGTGCGTGGTTATACTGCTGTTGTTGTAAATGCTTATAAGATTTCATAATCCGCTTCTATAGCCTCCATTCTTTGTGCAAACTCTTTAAGTTCATTCAAGCTAAGAAAGTCCTGAAGAACTTGCAATGTTTGTTCCCTAACCTTATTCTTGTATTCAATAATAATCGTTGGCTCATTACTAAGCTCTTTACGTACATCGTGAAGGTCTTTCATTATCCTACTAAGATCTTTTGGGTGAATAGCGTCTAAGTCAGGATGACTTTCTAACATAGTAGTAATCTTTATTAATATGAATTCTACTTTAGCTGAGAGCTTTTCTTTTCGCTCCTCTAGCGTCCCAATATCTCCAAGAGTATCTTTGTATGACTGAAGTTGTTTTAGAGCGTCTACGTTTAAATTTGAGGCTTTAGTAACTTGCCTCGCCTGCTGCTGCAAGGTAATCTCTTTATCCAGCTGATCACGTTCACTTTTCCAGTTGTAAATTGATTGCCTAGATACACCGTATTTTTGGGCAACCTTTGACACATTACCCATAACCTCTATTTCTCTAAGAATCTCTACTTTTTCTTGGGGGCTGAACTCAACCGTCCCAACCTTTCTCTTTGACATACTCAATAATGGATTCTATGCGGTTATATATGTAATTAGGCAACTTATCAGACATTGAAGGAATACCGTGAAGGCACTCAATCACGACTTTTAACTCCTCCTTCAGCTCTTTATAGCTTTCTATCTTGCTTTTCTTGTGCCAACTCATATTATATGGTTTATTTGCAGTTTACAAACTATACGTAAAAATTTCTTAATAAGCAAGTAATCTACCTAAAAATCTCTAATAGATACCTAAAAATCTTTAATTGACAAGCTTACCTGAAAATTTATTAAATGCGGTAGGATTAGTGATACCCAAAAATGCCGACAGAAATTAAGACCCATACCCCCGCAAAAACCCCCTCAAACACCCTAAAAACCCCGTTTTTGACCCTCTAAAGGCACTTTTCTACCCAGCATCCCCCCTACCCCACCGCTCTAGGTGTGTATGCTTTCGGGAACGGCGCCGCCTCGCACGCCTACACGCACCCACACGCACAGGCACGCACACGAGCGCACGCCTACGCGCACAGGCACGCACGTACGTACACGTACGTACGCACGCCTACGCGTACAGGTGAGCGCACGTGTGCACGGCGCCCGTATGCACGGCGCCTCCCTCCCGCCCCACCGCTCAACACGTACAGCAAAAAAAAAGAGCGCAACCAATACGGCGCGCTCTCTGTGTGTTAAGTGTTGACGGGTTCAGGTGAGACCGATAGCGGAATAGTCTCGCTTTTGTAGACTCCCTCTCACCTCCCACAGCTTCTCACCTTCAAACCAATTCAGGCGTTTGAATAGCTCCGCGTCTGTGTACCTGTGCGAAAGCAACCGCGAAAGCTTAAACGGCGAAAGCTCGAGCACCTGCGCAAGGTCTCTCTGTCGGTACGTGATTTGTAGGAAAGCACACGCGCCCTCATATAGGGCACGCGCTTCGTGTAGTGTGTTTGTGTGCTCTCCGTTCATCGCGCCACCCAGTACGTACCCGCGTCGGGTCTGTACGTGTACGCGTCGAGCGTACGCGCCTCGTCTGCCGATACGTTCACCATGTCGGAACCTATTCGCTCACTCTCCGCTATATTGCCATAGCACAGATACACGCCCCGCGCAAGGTCTGCGGTCGGCTGGTGTATGTTTAGTAAGACGGATTCCTGCCCGAAATTATCAATCGCAAAATTGATAACAATCTCGAACTGCGCTTCGTCTTTCGGTACACATAGAAAGCTCAGTTCCCGTACGCCCTTGTACATGCCGTGTACGACTACCATGAACGGAACGTCGATGTCTCCGAGCATGCGCGAAAGTCTGAAATGTCGCTCGACGTTCTCAGCTTTAGAGAGCGCGCCCAACGACGCGCTCAAAATTATGGCGTTTCTTTTTTGCTCTCTCATTTCGATACCTCCGCAATAGTTTCGATGTTTACTTCGAAACCCTCGCAAGTTTCGATAGGTCGTTTCATCACTAGATACGGCACGTGATGGCTAAAAGAGTCTTTCGGTAGCTCGACGCCCCCGCCCGCAAAAAAGTTGGTAACCATATTTGGCAACCAGTCCGAGTTGTTAACACTATCGGCAATGGCTTGCATACATTCGCGCGGATAGCGCGCGCCGTGCAACCTGCCTTGCTTGATTAGGTACGAAAGCAAATCTTCCGCGCTTGCGAATACCTGCTTGAACGCGGTTTCGGTTGGATAGCTCTTGTTTGCTGTGTGTAAGATATAAACATGTTTTTTCATAGCTGTGAAATTAAGTTTGAATTGACGCGCCATCGGTAGCGCACAGGAATGATACGGCACCCGTTGCAAACATGCAACCCGCAACGCAAATTTTTTTTTGGGGGGGTTGCCTGC